GGTAGGGGCACTAAAATCTATCTCATACTTATTTTGCTACGGTATGAGCTCTAGCTATGTTTCGTCAGAGAACCATGAGGTATAAAAAGCTGACAGGGCACGGTTCTTGTCCTCGAGAAAGCAGTCGCTGGCATGAACTATGCGGTGGGAGTTTTACTAATTTCTCGTGTCCGACACCGGGAAGATAAAAAATTAGGTTCGTCAGCTCAGCGAATTCAAATAAATGAGTTTCTGGAGTTTGTAGGTAGCTTCTGCTCAAAATCAAAAACCTTCTTTTATGGACCTATATGTCAATGGTAGACGAGGAAACTCTTAATTTTCGGATTCCCGTTCGACTCGGGATAGGTCCACTAAATTGGTTCTATATGATAATTGTCTAGTCGAATCGCCTCTTAAGCGATGCGTGCTGGTTAGAGTCCAGCTAGAACCACTAAATGCATCCGATGTTTGCCGGCTTTCGTACGAGGGATGGGAAGAAGAAAACTGGTATTAAGCACCTATGGTGTACAAGTAGCAAGTCGCATTGCCTGTGCGAAGGAGACGGGGCAGTACCGTCTAGGTGCTCTAAAAATTGCCTTATTGTTGTATTGGCTTAGCAAGCGATCCTTCCAAGTTCGAAGAGTGAGTTCGATTCTCACATAAGGCTCGAAAATCATCCCATATGTAGTGTAATGGCTAGCACAGTCGATTGTGGATCGGCTAGATTGTGTTCGAATCACAACTTGTGGACTAAAATAAGGGTTGACGAAAGTCAATCCTTTTTTTATATTATGTATATGCAAAAGAAATATAATTACAACCGTCATTTATGCAAGAAGATAGATAAGCTTGAAGACTTTACAGTTGAATATAAAAATGATCCATTTAAAGCCCTTAAGCTTTTTATTGATTCTTACATGTGGTTAAAAGATCCAAGTAAGAATAAATTTCCAGAAGAGTTGGTAGGCGAATCAGCTATTGCCATTGAAAAGTATGTCAGGAATGTTATCGAGACTACCTCTGAAAGATGGGCTGGTATTGGCAGAATATTTGTAAATAATCCGCCAGATCTTGGATATTTTAAAGGATTCCGCTATGAAAATGACGGTGTGTATCTTAATAGTGTGTGCGATGACTATATTGGAATCGGACTCAGGTCACATCCAGTTTCGTTTGTCGATTGTCCACGAATTTATTTTGAGATTTATCTTCCGTATCTTATTAACACATTCATCGGACCGCCGCTTATTCATACGAATATAATTGATGTATTCAATTCTAAAGAATATATCGTTAGCGTAAGTGAATGCCTTGATTTTAAACCTAAATATTATATCTGCTCATCCGAAAGAGATGCACTTGAACTATATTGTACTCACTGGGAGAAAGATAGCTCTAAGAATTATGATAATTTTGATATATTGCATGAATGGGAAAAACGAACGTTTTGTAAAGAAAACTACAAAGTACATGGATTGTATGTACCGATGAAAGCAGATATGCCGATTATTAAAAATGCAGTGTATCAAGAAAACCGTGGTTGCAGTATTATAACTGGCCGCAAGATAGATACGTCTACGCCGGATAATACTACAAATCGCTTTATTAAGGAATATAATAATGGATAGAGAAGTATACTTTGAAAAAGTTAAAGGTTTACTCTGTATAGGATTTGACTATTGCACATCGATTAATTATGATGTTTTTGCAGAAAGTTATGAAGAAGAAATTGATGAATGCTATAACGAGGGTTTAGGACCTGAAGTTGCTGCGCAACAAATTATTGATATTGAGAAGAAATAATGACTAACAATCTTAAGATATTCCTTGATGAATTGCGTACGCTCGAGAACCGGTACGGGGTTAGTATCGTTACATCTACCAAACCGGTAATTACCGTATCTGATAAGCAAGCAAGTGTCCATTTTAATAACGGAAAAATTACGCCGGCCGGTATCGCTGCGGAACTTGAAAAACTGAAGACCGTAGTTAATACTGACTCCAATGGCAGGGAGCTAAACGCGAAGTCACCTACCGACATCGAGTGCACATTCGCATTATCTGATTTCCTTACAATTCCAGGCTTATACTATCACTGGGACAACCAAGATGCTAGTCCGGATAGCTTCATCGAATTCATCTGCGAGCGTAAAAATGACATTGCACGTGTGACGCTGTATCACGTATACGATAATAACCAGTCAGCCGAGGTACTTGACCAGCAAGAATATCTTTTAGATGACTATAGTTATGACATTACATTAAAAATAACGGTGAAGCAGTGTGATGACAGTAAATGGTTTAAATTGGATTCACAGGTGGTTATTTAACAAATATATTTACTTATGAAAAAGGGTTGACGGAAGTCACCCTTTTTTCTATATTACGTATATACAAAACCAAGGAGTAACTATGTTTCGTAAATTTCAAGAATTTACACTCAAATTTTTCTATGATGAAAATGTAGCCGCCGGCGTTTCTCATGACGATCTCGGCGCTATTGAAGTTCTCTATGTCCTATTGATTTTCGCAGAAGTAATTTCGACAATTGCATGTATTATTAATACATGCAATGACGGTTTTACGAATATTACGACGCCGTGGCTCGCAGTTTCAGTTACATTCTGGGTCACGCTGATTATCGCGTGCTGCGTCGAAAATAAGCTTAATATTCCGAAAAAGACCAAATATGAAAAGCTTTCGCTTGAACAGAAGCGATTCATATTCAAGATGTCTATTCTGTTGTTTATTCATCTGTCTTCTTGCGGTATTATGCTTCTCGCCTTACCGGTTATGATTATTTTCGGGTTCTTTAACATTGTAACTGACGGTATTTCCAAGTTGATTTTCCCGGATCCGGTTAAGAAGAAAACAAGTAAAGACCTTTCGTCTCAGTTTGACAATATCATCAAGGATTAATATGGTTGACAATAACAGCGCTTTAAAATATAAGTATTTGACTATCAAGGTACAGGCTGAACGTAATGCGGCCGGTGCCATGTATGCATGGACTTATACTGTTACCGGTATTGGTCCATTTGAAAATACCAATGTTCTCGGTTTCTATGACGAAAAGAAGACGGCTCCTGTCGTTCTTATGAGTAACAAGAACATTTACGAATATAACTGGACTACAATTCCGTCCCGTATTCGTATTGGCTGCTATAGGAACTATATGGATATGTTCAAGGACGATAAGCATATCATTATCGTCAGTGACGCCGTGTCATTCGAATCCGGTGTTATCAATGCAGTTCATGGCGTAGAAGAAGCCGGTTTCAAGCTGTCTCATGCGTTCGAAGGATATACTCTCCAGTATATCAATCCGGCTGTATTTGAAACAGTTGAATCTGAAAATCTTCTGAATAATTCACTGTCTGAAGAAGAAAAGAAACAGAAGCGTGAAGAAAAGCTTGATGCCGAATGGAAGAAGCATTATAGCAATGTTCCGGAAGAAAATCGTCCGACGATTGCATTTGTCGAGGAACTGAAGGATAAAGAAAAGAAAGAACCGTTCTGGACAGAAACAAAGATTGCCGCCGCTGTAATGATTCTCGTTTTCGGTGCGGTTATCACAGCTTCCATTATCGGTTCCAATATGATTAGTCGTTTCCAGGCATGGATTGAATCTCAGTCAAAAGAAGCAGTCCAAGCACAGGTTACAAAGACTGTTACCAAGAATCCTTATTCACGTGCACAGGCGATTGCCGTAATGATTGACAGTATGTCAGTCTTCGAGGACGGAACTAAGGACTCTCTCAATGTGAAAGCCCTTGCTGATTCTATCTATGCTCACGATTTGGACCATAGAGCTGATTCAGTAGCCCGTGCGACCATTAAACGTGATAGCCTTATAGCAGAGCTCCCGAAAGAAAAGAAGGTCCAAGTTGAGCTTGTGGCCGTTATCGAGGACGGTGTAACTACCCGTAAGGTACAGACTGCCGCAGTCCTAGATACTATCCGCGAAAATGATATGCGACATCTTACAAGGGCGATTACGATGATGGCTACTAATATGGCTAAGGACAGGCAGACTGAAATCGATACGTCCAAAACATATTACAAGCTTACTAAGAATGATAACTTTATCAAGCTGGAGTAATGATGGATTACGAAGACGAAAATTATTCTTTTATTGAATGTGCCATAGCTGCAATTTGGTGTCTTGGTTCTGTAGTTGGCGGCATGGTATTACTGTTTTGGGTTCTTTCTTTGATTTTAAAACCGGATAATTATACTCCGCCTGAAAAACCCAAAGTAAAGGTTGAACAGATAATGTCGACTAAGCCGGTAATTAAACATGACGTAACTGTTGAAACGAACATAACGGTTTCGGACGGCGTTACAAAGCGTACTATGAAATCTAAAGTTAAGTCAGATGCAGTTACTCATGCCATGATAAAGACTGTCAATGACCAAATGTTGCAGGCAACATATAAAATCGTTGACGACCGACAGAGAGAGATTAATTCTGATCCTAATTACTGGAGTAGGAATGTAATTAACCATTCCAAGGAGCGTTAAACTTATGTGGGAAAAATTCAAAATGGAAGTATTCTATACGTCATTTTATAATGAACGTGATGGATTTACTACATTAGATAACATATTATATGGCGGTGCAGTTATAAATGCCATAATCGGTATATGTTCGACCGTGTTATTTTTTGCCGCCACTAGTACGTCTGATGTACCGAAAATGGTTTTTGGTATTATTTCCGCGGTAATGATTATATATTATCTATTCTTTGGACTGACTTGTCATTCAATGGACAAGATAAAAAATTTGACTCCGCGTTATCTTCGAAGAAGGTCAACTAAGTATGAAGACTTGGATTCAAAAATTCAGGAAGAGATTTGCCTGGCGTCATTTTATGTGATAGGTGCAATATTCTGTTCTTCATGGACATATCTCATATATTCGTGGAAAGTATTGTATCTCATAATTAAATATATAATTGCCGGCCCGTTCTATATACTGCCTAGGTATCTTATTCATAAGTCATTTAATAAGAAGCGCCTTAATAAATGTAATAGAAAAGAACGAAAAGATATTATTACTTCTTATGACGATTTGCTAGACGATTAGGCATAATTTTTATGAAAAATACCCGTTGACAAGACGGGTATTTTTTACTATATTAAAAATATAAACCAAGGAGCATAAAATGTCAGAATTATTTTTAAGAACTTTTCTTATCGGATTGGCAACGTCCGTCGGTTCATATTTCATTATCAAATTCTTGCATAAGTATTTGCGACAGGTTACGATTTTTCTAGGCGTAGCTGTTTTCGTCGGCATGTTTAGTTACGGTATCTATAAGGAAAATAAAACCCAGCATGAACTTGATGATGCAATTTCCAATATCTCCAAGGAATTGGATTCGATTACGAAAGATAACGCTTTACATGACCTTATCAAGAAAACAATCGCAAAGAAAGATGGTGTAAGTTTGGACATTGTTCCGGCACTCGATACGGCGATACTTAAGATTAACAAGATTTACCAGACTGTTCTCCAGGATCCTGATTATAAGGTCGTCATCACGAGCGCAAACGACTATAACGGACATAAGAAGAACTCAGCCCATTATAAAGGTGAAGCAGTCGACGTTCGTATCAAGAATATCGATAAGGATATGAAAAACGATATTGTAAAGCTTACTAAAGGAATTCTCGGCCCAAATTTTACAGTTATCCATGAAGACATCGGAACGCCGAATGAACACTTGCATGTTCAACTGAAACAGAGAGGATAAGATGGAAGAGCTATTAAAGAAATATCTTGTAGTTATTCTTTTTCTTGGTGCATGTTCGTCTTTTTACTTCATCGGCGAAATCTGGCACAAGCCGGCTTTCCAGCAGGAAATCAAGGAAGACCGCAAGTTTTCTATGCCGGTAACTATCGAAATGTATACAGTAATCAATGACGGTGTTACTCGTCGTATCGTCGCTTCTAAAGTCGTAACCGATTCCATTACTCATAAAGATACGGAAATGGTCAATAGGGCGATTAAAGAAGCTACACATAAAATGATTGCTATCCGGCAGAAAGAAATCGATCATAACGAACATTACTGGCGTAACGCGAAGTTTGTCGACGTCGGCAAGGAAAAAGACTTTACACCGGTTAATATGAAATTCTTAGACGGAGAAGATGAATGATGGATAACGAAGAACATCATCCGCATCTAGTCAATGTCGGTTGGTCAAATTACAGGAATGACTATTATAAAAACGACACTGATGAATATACTGGTAAAGAATTTTATGTAGGCTGTGGCTGTTCTGTTATATTTTTGATAATTTTATTTTCTGTCTTATTCTTTGCTTTTGATAAGGCTGAATTTGACGGTGATAGAAGATCAGGAAACTTCTGTGCATGCGCTGCATGTAATAACAGATGTAACGAGGCAAAAATCAAAGAACGACTTGAAGCGGAAGCAAAGAAAGCAGAAGCTCGCAGAAAATTTGTCGACGACAGTATTGCTCGTTACCAGGTTCTACATGACAGCCTTTTAGAGGCGATGCGTGTTAAGGACAGCATAAATGCGGCATTGATCAACCAGAAGAAAATTAAGGTAGACTTTATCGCGTTTATCGACGACGGTGTTACGTCAAGAGAAGTAACAGTCAACAGTTTAAACGATTCATTGTCTCCTAACGATATAACATTGTTAGGCGAAGCTTTTGGAAAAATGGCATATAGTGCTGCAAAAGATAGACAGTTAGAAATCGATAACAATAAAGAATATTATACAAAAAGGATCAAAAATGAAGACCAATAATTTTATCCACACAGAAGACATCTTGACCGAAACTCAAGAAGCATTAAAAACACATGTCATTCCGGATCCACCTGACTATGGCAATCAGAATGTCGGGTATGAATTCTGTAATAAGCACGGTGGTAAGGTCAGCGTAATTCTATTTACATTGATGCTTATCGGCTTGTTTGCATTTGCCGTTGTTTCGCTTGAGGCGAATCTTAATCTCGGTAAACCGAGACCAGTTGATATGCAGGTAACTACTACCGTTATTCATCATAACGTAGAGAAGATTAATCCGTCTGTGTTCTCCAAATATTTAAATAAGAGGATTGAAGGAGATCCGCAGATAATTGCGGCATTTGATTCTATTATGGCAGCAAAGCATGAAGCTTCATTGGCAGCGCAGGAAGCACGTAGGCAGCATATCCGTGACAGTCTTGCCAGTTTTATTTATCGCAGAGACAGTATCAGGGCTGAGCTTGTACGTCAAGACAGTATTCGTATCGAACTTGAAAAGAAACGTCAGGCAAGAATTGATTATTTTGCGGTTATCGACGACGGCATTACAAAAAGAACGGTCAATGTAAATTCTGTTGTAGATACATTGACCGAACAAGTTACGACCGAGCTTGGAAATGCCTTTACTACGATGTCAATTGAAACGGTTAAGGAAAGACAGAAAGAAATTGACCGTACTAAAGATTATTACAAGCGCTTAAGAATAAAGAGCGAAGCATTGCTATAAATTTTTCGATGTTATGAATTCGGCGTCAAGTTCTTGTTTAAAGAAAGCTTCGCCGTATTCTAACATCTTTTTCTTTTTCCATTCCGCTGTACGATATGGAACACAGTTCCATTTGAGTTTTGTCGGAACAAATGAATTTTGCCCGGCAAGTGATTTTTTCCATATCGTATAGAATCCGTGTTCTGTCCCATGCGGAGTGGAACACATTATCATTTGTGCATTTGGCCTGCTTGCCTGTGTAGGGAATACACTCCATAAGAAATCATCGAAATCACGGTCATTTGTAAATGCGACTTCATCGAATATAAGCAAGTCGACAGTTCTTCCTTTAATACTATTCGATTTGAATGGTGCTGCGAATATCCTGGACCCGTTTACGAATCCAAGCATTTCGGCATTGTTCATCTTAGGTTGTAATTTCAGGAAATCCGGCAAGGTATTGTAAATATCCTTGATTCTCATTAAGATTTCTTTTGAAGCCGCATGTTTGAATGACATGATAGCAATAAACTTGTCCGGTTTAAATAAGGCGAACCATAATGCATAGATTGCCAGAAGTGTCGTTTTGCCGATTTGTCTCGGTGCAACTATTATATTATTGTGTTTTTCTTCCGGCGGACTGTTATAAGTGTCCATTATCTTTTTCAGAAGTTTTCTCTGATAAGAATACGGTTTGAATTTTGAACGTCCTTTAGCAGTAATTATCTGAACATACTTACTAAAGTAATTGACATTTTCGGCGCATTTTACGAGTGCGTCTATCTCTTTCTTAGATATATTCATATTTGTCCTTTGTTAAAAGCAGTTTATATCATTCTCGCAATCCTGTACCAGTGTACTATCATGTTCACGAGCCATGGGTTTTTTATGAGGAAAACCCTTCCGGTATTTTCGATACCCGTACTGTAGCCTTACGAGCTACGTTTGAAAACCTGTAGTATATATAAAAATTTTTTTACATATTTACAAAGCTAATATTTTTATCTATATTTTTTGATATGTGGTACAATATTTTATTAGTCGATAAGTCTGCACACCCGAACGAACCGAACTGGTGGACTCGTTACAATGTGTGTCAAAAAGAAAACCTTGAACAGATTGCGAAGTTCTATTCGCATCTTTACGACAGGTTCAAAACATACCTTGCGGAAACAGATAATTATAAGATGTATGATTTGATTCTTACGGAAGATCTAAACCATGACCCAGATTGCGGGGCATTCAAATTCGAAAACTTAAATCTATTTCCGGATTTATATAATAAGGAATTCGATTACCTTATTGAACATTTCGATGATTACATTAAAACCTGGAAGGAATAAAAAATTATTTTTTAGGGTTTACAAAAGGAAAAACTTTTACTATATTTATTCATGTAAAAACAAAAAACACAAAAAACTTTTTATATATAATATAAAGGATTAAAGAAATGAAAAAGGTTTGTCTCACAAGTTTACTACTCCTCAGCTTGCTTAGCTGGTGTTTCGTAGTACACAGTAGGGACAAGGTAACAAACCTATAATTCATTTCCTGAATCAAAAGGTTTTACAAGGTTCCTACGAAAGTAGGGACCTTTAATTTTTATATCTCGGTGGTGTAATGGTTTAAGCATGGCTGGCTCCAACCCAGCTGATTAGGGTTCGAATCCTTACCGGGGTGCTAAATATCGCTAGGTTACCAAATTGGCAAAGGGACCTGACTTAGAATCAGGTATTTGCGGGTTCGACTCCCGCCTTAGCGACTAACGGTTTGTAACCCAACTGGTAGAGGTATGAGGCTTAAACCCTTTTCAGTGTGAGTTCGAATCTCACCGGACCGATAAAATATAACGATTCGTAGACCAACCTGGTAGAGTCAATGGCACGAGAGGCCATGTAGTATGAGTTCGAATCTCATCGAATCGATAATAACGTCAGATGGAGTAATCTGGTAGCCTCGCGAGAATGAGAGTCTCGTGTCCGAAAGGACGTGTGGGTTCGAGTCCCACTTTGACGATAATTTAATGGATTGGTAGCCCAACTGGCAGAGGCAACAGATTCAAAACCTGTTCAGTGAGAGTTCGAATCTCTCTCAATCCACTAACTACAGGTACGCAAACTTGGCAAAGCGGCGGGCTTCAGAGGCTCGTGATTCTGTGAGTTCGATTCTCACCCTGTGGATAAATTTTTAATATGCTGATATGCCGAAATGGGAACGGAGGAGTCTGCAAAACTTTCTATGAGTAGGTTCGATTCCTACTATCAGCTCTAACAATTTGGAGATGTCGCATAGTTGGCCTAGTGCAGGAGTTTGCTAAACTCCCAGGTGGCGTAAGCTGCCTCGAAGGTTCGAATCCTTCCATCTCCGCTAGATTCCATATAAATAAAATATGGAATTGAATGAAGCAATAAAAATCCTACAGGAAAATAATTATATCGTAGAAAGTCTTACTGCCAACGTCGAAAAACTTTACGCGATGTTTGACAGACATCTTAAAAGACTGGGTTATTACGAAGAACCGTGGAGAACCGCCAGGCATTATATAATAGGCGGGCGCGGAAGAAATAAGGACAATAGGTTTGTTGTTTATAAAAATGAAAAAATTACAAAAGATCCAGAAGTTATGGATTCTTTAAAAGACAGCTGTGAACGTTGCGGATTTTATTGCAATACTGAAGCATTCGACCGTATCATTATAACACCGAAAAATCAGAAAAAAGTAGCTAAAGTTTCACCGGATCAGGTTTTTTACCATGTAAGCAAATCGCCGACTATAGATAAAACCGGTTTAAGAATACGTGATAGAATGAAAGACGACATGTTTGATATTTACGAAGGGCGTATTTATTTATCGACTGTAAAATCTACCAGGTTACGTGACTTGATCGTAATGGTTCTAAGAGAACATAGAATGCGAGCCAGTGAAATAAATCTTTATGAAGTCAAAGTTCCGCCGACATATGAAATATACAGAGATCCGACGTTAAATACAGCAGTATATGTCACAAACAGTATTCCGGCAAAATATATCAAGAAACTTAACGTAAGAGACTATATAACTCCTCGTATTTTTAACAGGCTAGACAAGCCGTTGAATTTTATCAATGATAAGGATTTTGGTTTTGATCTTTATTTAATTTTAAATGATTATCTTGACAAAGAAGGCTACGGTCCTATTGAACGTTCAAAAATAATAGATAATTTAGTAAAAGATAACTCTGAATATATCCAGAATCTATATCTAAATGATAAAACCGCGCATACAATAGCAAAAGAATTAGTAAATATTTTTTTGGGTTAACGAAAGTCAATCCTTTTTCTATATTATAATTGACGATACTTAGTAATGGTGCTGAAAGCGGTTCAATTCCGTGTTCTCTTGGTGAGTGGCCGTTCGAGTCGGTGTAGATATGGTGTCTGGCGGTTCAATTCCGCAGTATCGTCCTATGATTTCAACTGAATTACAAGCAGAGAGAGTCCTTATAAAAATGAAAAAGGGTTTCTTTGCTAATGAATCATTTTTTATTGTCGGTTCTAGCGGTACATTTGTTATTCGTCATTATTTTTTAGTCCATGACAGGCCGCATACGCAGACTGAGCGTGAATTTAATGGATTACCGAAAGCAGAACGTGTACGCTTAAGACATGAATATTATGAATGGAAAAGAAAATTCGTTAATCCGCCTCCGCCAAAAATATTGTCGAAAAAACAAGCGCGGAAACTGAGGAAACAATCGAATTCAGGTAATAGTGGAATTATTTATTGTCCATACGTACCAGCAATTGTTTCAACAAATACAGGACCATAAAAAAATTTTTATTTTAGGGGTTTACAAAGAGAAAAATATTTACTATATTTACGTATGTAAAAACGAAAAACATAAAAAAGTTTTTATATATAATATAAAAGGAAAAATTATGTTGCACTCTTATTCATATTCATGGTCATTAGTTCCGAGCTCGATGTTCGGTTATTCCATGTATTATATGGGGTGTCGCGACTAGTAAGGTTTTTATTATAAAACTTTATTAAGTCGCAGCGCAAACTGCGGCTTTTCTTTTTTACTGATTGTCCAGTCCCTTGAGGCAAACGCTGTATAGGATAGAATGGATAAACGCTCGGTGAAAGTCCGAGATAATGCTAGTTTGGCAGAGTGGCGATTGCGCGTGACTGTAGATCACGTCTCTTATGAGTTAACACCGGGAGTTCGATTCTCTCAGCTAGCACGAAATATAATTGTTGAAGGACAGATGGTTACAGCCATTTGATAATACTTTACCAGTTTATCTTACTTCAATAGTTATAAATATAAACAAGAAGTTGCTGTAACAACTTCATTAAAATAAAGGGAAAACGGTAAAAAATGAACTATGAAAAAGTTTATTATTCTATAATTAATCATGTATTGAGAAAAACATTATCTGGACAACGTTGGAAAGGTGATGGAAATTATTATGAGATTCATCATATTATTCCTAGATGTTTAAAAGGTAATAACTCCAATAAAAATTTAGTTTTATTAACTGCACGTGAACATTTTATATGTCATTGGTTACTATTTAAACGGTATGCTAATGATATAATAATTAGAGCAAAAATGTTAAAAGCTTGGTTTATGATGTCAGTTAATTCAAAAACAAATAATAGAGAGTTTATATCTTCCAGATGGTATGAAAAATATCGTAAAGAAATGGCTTTAGCAATGCATGATGCACAATCTGGTATAAAAAATTCTAATTATGGTAAACAATGGTTTACCAATAGAAATACAGGCATTAGTAAAACATTTATTACAGCACCAGATGAGACATGGATTTTAGGTAGAAACTTATTTCATGGAGAAACTAGTAAAATCAAAATCAAAGTAAAAAACAAAGTAAAAATAAAAAAGTCTTATTATAAAAAACCATTAATTTTTAAGTCGCAATTAAATATACTAAAATCAAAATTGCATACTTATAATTTATGGAATAAATATCATTCAGGCAATTACTCTGGTTTAATAGATTTTGCAAAAGAAAATAAAATAACAAAGCAACAACTTAGCAGATTATTTAGAAAATATATTTCATATTATAAAGAAAATATAAGTATTGGAGTACATTCTTTTAAATCTGATAAAAAATTGATTTGTAATTATTTTTATAAGTAATGGGTTTACTGAGAAGTTGGAGATTCTCTACGGTCTGTAAAACCGTCGGCTACGCCTTTATTGGTCCGAATCCAATTAAACCCACTAAAAGGCAGATAATGACTGATCATCATTGGATCCTTCTTGTCCTCCAAGGTTTCCTAGGAATGACTGAGGAGAGGGCAATCTGCCACCAATTAGTTCGCTTGAGACACTGTGCGAAAAAGGTTGCGGCCTTAAAACAGTGGACGTGTTTAAAGCTAGAGGTAAAAAGGCGGCAGTCCGCTGGAGTTTTTCGGAACCTTCGGTAAAAACCGAAACAAAGTTTATCATGGGCGATAGTTCAAACGGAACGGGATTGCTGGACATTGCTACGGCAATCACAACAGAGAGAACGCTCTCAGACCTTCGTGCTAGGTCGCGAGAAAACACGAAGTTTAGGACGAGAGACTTGTCGGGGTTCGAATCCAAGGCCGCCTACTAAAAAATTTATCGCAGGGTCGAGTAGAGGTCGAGCTCGCTAGGTTCATACCCTAGAGCACCGAAAGGTCCACGCTGGTTCGAATCCAGCCCCTGCTACTAAGTTTAGCATAGGATGTTCCTATTAATGGATGATAGGCCGTCAGGCCTTGATTCGGTTCAAATCCGAAAGCCGAAAGGCAAATTACATCCCGCTAAAAGAAATTAATAGCATACGGAAGTTCCTATTAAAAAACAGACTTAAAATCGGTAATTTACTTCCCGCTATTACCATCCCGGAGTAGCTCAGCTGGTTAGAGCGTTTGAATCATAATCAAAAGGTCGTTGGTTCGGGTCCAACTTCCGGGACTAAAATCGAGGATACGCACAATTGGTAGTGCACCCGCCTAGAAAGCGGACGTGGGAAACTGCATGGGAGTTCGAGCCTCTCATCCTCGGCTAAAAATTATGGAGGTGTGACCGAGTGGTTTATGGTGCCGGATTTGAACTCCGGTGATTCGGTAATCATCCCGGACCGTGGGTTCGAATCCTAC